CGCCGGCGCCTCGCGATCTATGACTACGAGTGGGGCGACCTCGTCGACAGGCTCGACAATGTGCGCCTCCTCATCGATCCCGCGAGCGCCTATGCCCGCAACGCGGCCTTCGCCATGAACCGCGCGTTGGACGACGAGATCATCGGCGCCATGTTTGCGACCGCCTACACGGGACATTCCGGCGCGACGGCCGTCACCTGGCCCAACGGCAACTCGGAAGCCTCGCCCACCATGCCCGGCGGCACGCAGGTCGCCGTGAACGATTGGACCTACGGCAACGGCACCGGCAACACGGGCCTCACCATCTCGAAGCTCATCTACGCGATGGTGGCCTTGGACCAGGCCGAAGGCGACGAGGAAGAGGAAGAGCGCCACCTTCTCCTCAACGGCAAGCGCAAGGGCAATCTGCTGGCGACGACCGAAGCGACGCTCAAGGAATTCGGCGTCGCCAAGGAAGATCTGGCGCCGTTGCGCGAGGGCAAGCTCGCGAAGATCCTGGGCTTCACCTGCCGGCATTCGGAGCGGTTGCAGCAGAACGGCTCGGGCTACGACCGCGTGCCGGCCTGGCGCCAGACCGCGCTCGGGCTCGGCATCGGCCGCGACATCGCCGGCCAGATCGCGCCGCGGCCCGACAAGAGCTTCGCGACCTACGTCTATGCCGACATGGCCGTGGGCGCCTCCCGGCTCGAGGAGGCGAAGCTCGTCGAGATCGTTTGCTCGTGATGTTTCCCGCGCGCGGCGAGCCGCCACTCCGACGCTCGCCGCGCGTAACACGTTAGACCCGAAAGGCTCAGACAATGACTGCAAATCCCGCAACCGCAAACTTCGCGCCGATGGCCTCGATCATCGCCAATTTGGCCGGCGGCATTCAGGCGCTGGCGCCGTCCTATCAGATGTCCGGCAAGCTGCGCATCGCCGGCGGCTCGTTCACCATGGCCTCGCAAACGGCGCCGACCTATATCGGCCTCGCCCGCATCCGGCTGCCGATCGTGCTGTGCGGCATCAAACTGATCGTGTCGGCGACGCTCGGGTCTTCGACCCTGGCGTTCGGCAACAGCGGCAGCGGCAACACCGCGCTTTATGCCGCGGCCGCCACCTACACGTCCGCCAACGTGATTTCCACGGTCGGGCTCGCGGCGAACCTCTTCACGGAAATCACCACCGGCTTCGACAGCACCACGGGCCTCGCCACGACCTACGCGTCGGGGCAATCGTCGGCGCCGCTCTCGTCGGGCTTCGGCGGGCTCTACGAGGACGTGCTGGTGACGACGGGGGCGGCGACCTTGCCGTCCTCGGGCACCATCACGGCGTTCGTCGAATACGCGATCGATTGAGAAAAGCGAAGGCTTAACGCAGAGGGCGCGGGGGATGCGCAGGGGACGCAGAGGGTTTTCTTGTGCGTGTCACGCGCAATCCTTCGCCCCCGCGACCTCTGCGCATCCCCCGCGCCCTCCGCGTTGAAAGGTTTCTGTCTATGGCCATCGGCGACAGCATCGTGTCCGTCTGCAACATCGCCATGGTGGCGTTGGGCGAGGATTTGATCGTGTCGGTGTTCCCGCCCGACAACACCAAGCGCGCCATCCTCGCGGCGCAGCGCTACGACGACGTGCGGCGCGGCGTGCTGGCCTCCTATCCGTGGCACTGCAACCGCAAACGCGCGCAGCTCGCGGCCGCGGTGACGGCGCCGCTGTTCGGCGCGGGTGCGCAATACCCGCTGCCGGCGGATTGTCTCGGCGTCGACGAGCTGCCGGGGATCGGGCGCGAGCGCTGGATCGTCGAAGGCGGGAATATCCTCACCAACGCCGGCGGCCCCTTGAACGTGATCTACGGGTTCGATCTCCAGGACCCGTCGCGGTTCGAGCCGCTGCTCACGCAGGCCGTGGGCTACGGGCTCGCGGCCGAATTGTGCGAGGCGATCGCGCAGAGCCGCGTCGAGCGCGACGACCTCCTGCAAATCCTCGCCGAGAAGATCGCGACCGCGCGGTTCACGAGCTCGCGCAGCGCCAGCGCGCGCGCGCTCGAGATCGACGTGTGGTTGAGCGCGCGGCGGTAAGGGGCAGGTTGACGCATGCGCCAGGACACGCAGCTCTCGAACTTCACCAAAGGCGAGCTGTCGCCGCGCATAAAAGGGCGCACGGATTTCGAGGGGTATTACGACGGGCTCGACACGTGCTTCAACATGGTGGTGCTGCCGCAAGGGGGCGCGACGCGCCGGCCCGGCACTCTGTGCGTGGCGCTCGCGAAGGACCAGGGGAACGCGATCGGGCGCGCGCGGCTCATCCCGTTCGTGTTCTCCGTGGTGCAGCCCTACATGCTCGAGGTGTTCGCGGGCGGTATCCGCGTCTATGCCAATGACGGGCAGGTGCTGAACGGGCCGACGCCGGTCGAGATCGACACCTACAACGCCCTCGGGCTGCCGCTGGCGGTAACGGGGACGGCGAATTCGGGCGGCCTGGTGGCGCTCACGGTGAACGCGACGGCGAGCCTCACGAACGGGGAGAGCGTCGCGGTCTCGGGCGTCTTGGGTACGACCGAGGCGAACGGCACCTGGCCGGTGACGATCGTCGACGGGACGCATGTCACCCTCACCGGCTCGACTTACGCCAATGCTTATGTGTCGGGGGGTGCCGCGACGCCGTTGATCCCGACCGCGCTGCCCTACACGGCCGCCGATCTGCCGTGTCTCCAATACACGCAAAGCGCCGACACGCTTTACATCTGCGGCGGACGGTGCCCCGGCAATAGCGGGCTCGGCTACCCCACGATCCAGCTCACGCGCAGCTCCAACACGGACTGGGCGGCGCAGCAGATCGCGTTCCGCGACGGGCCCTACCTGCCGGCGCCGGTGAACGGCAACACGATCACGCCGTCGGCCGCGTCGGGCGCGATCACGCTCACGGCGGCCTCGACCTTGGGAATCAACGCGACGCCGTCCAATCCCGGCCAGGGATTTCTGGCCTCCGATGTGGGGCGCGCGCTGCGGCTCCAATCGATCGCTTCGGCCGGCGGCACGGCGTGGGTGTGGGTGATCCTCACCGCGGTCAACTCGCCGACCAGCGCCACGGCCGTGGTGATGCCGGCGGTGAACGGCGGCGCGATCGCGATCCTCGCCGGCACGGTGCCGGTGACGAACTGGCAGCTCGGCAAATGGTCGCAGACGACGGGCTACCCTTACGTGCCGATGTTCTGGCAGCAGCGCCTCAATCTCGACGGCACGAACAACCAGCCCAACGCGGTCGAGGCCTCGTTCTCGGCCGACTTCACGAACCTCGCGCCGACCGCGCAGGACGATACGGTCGCCGACGACAACGCGCTCGACTGGGTGATCTCCGACGACCAGGTGAACGACATCCGCTGGATCGCGCCCGCGGGATCGGCCGCGGCGATGCAGCTCGGCATCGGCACGTCGGGCTCGGAATTCATCCTTCAGCCGGCGACGACGAGCGCGGTTCTGTCCGACACAAACGTCCAGGTCTACCGCGAGACCTCGTACGGATCGGCGCCCAACGTGCGGCCGCTGCGGATCGGCAAGGCGCTGCTGTTCGCCGACCGTCCCGGCCGCAAGGTCCGCGAGTGGCAATGGGCCTGGGCCGTGAACGGCTATCTCGGGCCCGACATCACGGTCGACGCCGAGCACATCACGCGGTCGGTGCCGGCGGCGCTGCCGGGCATCGTCGAGATGGCCTATCAGCAATCGCCCTACGGCGTGGTGTGGTGCCGGCGCGGCGACGGGCAGCTCATCGGGAACACGTATCTCCCGGACCAACAGATCCGCGCCTGGCACCGCCACCAGCTCGGCGGCCAGTATTACGGCGGCCCGCCGGTGATCGAGAGCATTGCCACCATCCCGTCGCCCGACGGGTCCTATGACGAGTTGTGGATGATCGTGCTGCGCACGGTCGCGGGGGTCCCGACGCGCACCGTCGAAGTGATGACGCGCTATTTCGACGGGCTGGCGCAGGAGCAGGCGTTCTTCGTCGATGCCGGCATCACCTCGCCGCTCACCTACCCCGCGGCGACGCTCACGCCGCCGGCGAGCCTCACCAACGCGGCGCCGGTGACGACGGTGCCGGCGCAGTTCGGCGGCTACGCGGCGGGCGCCGCGCAATCGGGCCTCTTCACCGCATCGGCGCCGGTGTGGAACGCCGGCAGCGTCGGCGACGTGATCCGGATCAACGGCGGGACGGCCGTGATCACGCACGTGAACGGGACGCAGAACGTGTCCGCGCAGGTGCTCAACGCGCTTTATTCGCTGGCACCGGCGGCGGCCACTGCGTGGAGCTGCACCGCGCCGGAGACGGTGTTCTCGGGGGCGGCCTATCTCGACGGCGAGACGGTGCAAGTGCTGGGCGACGGCGCCGATTACGGGACGCAAGTTGTCGCGGGCGGCGACGTGACCCTGCCAAATGGCGGGACCGCGAGCCTGGTGACGATGGGATTGCCGATCTGGAGCGAGCTGGTGGGGATGCCGTGGGTCCCGCAAGGCGCCGCGGCGCAAGCGAGCCAGGGACGGGTGAAGAGCATCGATCATTTGTTCCTGCGGTTCTACGAGAGCCTCGGGTGCAATTTCGGGATGCGGCGCACCGATCCCACGACCTTCCAGGTCGACGACAGAACCGAGCCTTTGGAGACGCGCGCCGCGAACGACCTCGCCGGCCTGCCGCCGCCCTTGTTCACGGGCATCCTCAAGCTGCCGAAGCCCGGCGGGTTCGATGTGGAGCAGCAGGTGGTGGTGCAGACGAACGGCCCCCTCCCGCTCACGGTCGTGAGCATCGGCTTGCGGGGCGACATCGGCGACCTCGGGGTGGCGGCATGATCCGCTTCGAGCCCCTCACCCAGCAGCTCCTTCAGGCGATCGCGTTGAAACCGGAAGACGCGCTCCTCGCCGAGCGGCGCGCGGACCAGGGGACGCGCATCGCCATGTGCCTGCCGGGCAACGGCTGGGCGATGATGGAGGACGAGACGATCGTCGGCGCCGGCGGGGTCATCACGTTCTGCTGGGAAGGGCGCGGGCTCGCGTGGATGGTCGCGGGATCCGCGGCCCGGCCGCGCCACGTCGCGCAGGCCGCGCGGTTCGCCGAGGGCTGGATCGAGCATCTCGTGCACAGCGGGCGATACCGGCGGGTCGAGGCGACGGTGCCGATCGGCAAAAAGCAGGGATGCCTGCTCATGCGCCATCTCCACTTCACGTGCGAAGGGCTGATGAACCGTTTCGATCGCGACGGGACCCCGCACTGGCTGTTCGCGAGGACGGCGGCATGAAGCTGCATCCGGCGGCGCCCGAAAAATACGACCGGCTCTACGATCCCGGCACGGCGATGCTGGTGGCGGCCGGCGTCTCGGGGGCGTCGCAGATCGCGGGCGGCATCCAGCAGCAGCGCGCGGCGCAGTACAATGCGGG